CTTCTTCGCGTTTTCTTCCAAACGCTTTTGTTCACGTTGAGCTTTTCTTTCTCTATTAAGAGCTGTCGCATTATTCAATACCTTTTGAGGACCGTTTGTGGGAAGTCTATTCATAAATATTTTTCTGTTTTCTCTTTCTAGGTCTGTAAGACTTTGAAGTTTGGTCGCCACATTTTTTGTCATTGCATTTCTAGCCTTACGCTTTTCGTTAGCATTTCTTTTAGCATTTTCCTGTTTTTTTATAATTGCCCGTTTATTGACAAGTTGTTTTGCTTCTGAAATGAGTGCATTCACATTTGAACCAGGTTGTCTAACTCGATTAATAAAACGATTTTTGTTCAATTTGTTGAGTTGAACTGTTTCTAAAAATGTTATCATCTTTTTTTCTTTTATTTTTGTGACATTGTTTGGTATATTCACAGGTCCCATAGGTTCGTTTGGTATATTCACAGGTTCGTTTGGTATATTCACAGGTCCCATAGGTCCGTTTGGTATATTCACGGGTCCGTTTGGTATATTCACAGGTCCGTTTGGTATATTCACGGGTCCCATAGGTTCGTTTGGTATATTCACAGGTCCCATAGGTCTCACAGGTCCCATAGGTCCGTTTGGTATATTCACAGGTCCCATAGGTCTCACAGGTCTCACAGGTCCCATAGGTCTCACAGGTCCGTTTAGTATATTCACAGGTCCCATAGGTCTCACAGGTCTCACGGGTCCGTTTGGTATATTCACAGGTCTCACAGGTCTGTTTGGTATATTCACAGGTCTCACAGGTCTGTTTGGTATATTCACATTCTTTTTACCGAATAGTCTCGCGAATAAACCTTTCTTTGGTTGTGTCGTCTTGGTTGAACTTGTTACGACTGAAGGGGTTATACCACCCAAAAACTTTGGCTTACTTCCTTTCATAAAAAGCCCCCCACTTGGAAATGTAATCTTTGATGTTTGGTTACGTGGTCTATTTTCAACATTTACACCTCCACCATTATTGAATACATTTCCACCCCCATTATTGGGAATGTTTCCACCTCCACCATTATTGAATACATTTCCACCCCCACCCCCATTATTGGGAATGTTTCCACCTCCACCATTATTGAATATATTTCCACCCCCATTGTTAACAATATTTCCACCTCCATTATTGGGTATGTTCCCACCAAAATTAACATTGTTCACTGCTGTGTTGTTCACTGCTGCGTTTCTGTTAATGGCAACCTGTCTTCGCGTTGCGAATTTAACAGGTTCGTGTACTTTCATGTACCGAAGGCGTTTACCAATTGCGTCCACAATTTGGCTCTTTGTCATTTGTTCAACTCTCTTGAGATCGACCTTTCGAGCAATTCTCTTAAGGTCTGCGCGTTTTGTGGCTGAGTTAAAAAGAGCTTCGTAATCGCGCTCCTTTAATGGTGACTTCTTATCGATTAGATATGTTCTATCAGAGGTCATAACCATAGGTGGGAGAGGTAATTTACCTGCCTGGATTTCATTGTACGCTTGGCATATTTCGTTTCTTGTTAGTTTAATATTTACTCCAGTGTTGAGTTTGATCAACTGTCTGAGATTTTCTATATCCGCGTCTGGATCGCACGCGTCTACCATTTTATATTAAACTAACAAAAAAGTGTGAGTAATTATTTTATGGACGAGTATCCTATATTATATAGTCTAATTTTGTCTTCATATGACATATTAAAGTCAAATATGTTAGCGTCACCTATGTGTATGTCTATCATTTCCACATTTTCTGTGCGTTCATCTCTATTTGAAATAGAGGAACGTATAAGCGCTTCTACGAATTGTCTTGGGTTATTTATGTGTTCTTGATATACACGGTCCATTTTCAATTTTATACATGTAACTTCATGAGGTTTCTTGTCCAAAAATGGTGTCATAGGATATTGTTCTTGTGTAGCACCATCGACATACGTCCGCCCCTCATATCTTCCACATGCAAAAATCAAAGGTATAGCCATACTCATACACACCGCATCAATAACCTTCATCTTTGGATGTGTATCACGTGAGAAATATTCAGTCCTTGACGAGTTTAAACAATACGCAGATACATAAATCTTCATATCCAATTCTTCAAATGTTGGATCACACCCACACACTTCAACTAATTTATCACGGATAGGACCCAAATCAACAAAACCAAATTTGTTAAAGAAGGAACCTATGCGTAATTTAACAAATTCGGGGATATTCAAAGATAAAGAGATTTTAAAAATTTCATCCACGGACATCCCCAAGGCTAAAAGTAACGCCAAAATTGCACCTGCAGATGATCCAGATATCTCCTTCACATCTACAAGCTTGGATTCAAGTGGTTTGAGAGATCCAATCAACGAATATATACCCATTGAAGCTGGACCTAAAACAAGGTACTTCATCCTCCTATTTAATAGAATTGAGGAAATTGACGACGCAAAAGCGCGAACACAACCGCAAAAACGACTGCGTGGGTCAAAGCCGCTGGAAGGCTCGTTTGACCAGATCGGAGAAGACCACCAGAACCGGGTGGAATGGTCAAGAGAAGACCTGGACTGAGCGCCAAGAAGAGAGCTGTGGTCACGATCAAATCTGTCTTTGTCAATACGAGACCCATCCCGCGAGCGATGAGACTGTACACAAGGAAGAACACGAGCGCGTGGAACATAACAGCCATTTGACTGGTTTTTCCATTTGCGAAACTGAGTTGTTCGCCATCGGTGGTCAAAAGAACACCTGGGCTGAGTGCCAAAAAAAGGGCGGCTGGAATGGCGACTTTCTGAGAAGTGATATCTGGGAGCATGGTTAATATATGGGTATATTATTTTACTCAGTATACTGTGATGCAAATCTAACCCAATGGTCAAATGTAGCACCTAGCATAAACTCATCCTGTAAACCCATTCCAACTAGATACTCCTGGATATGTCTCCAAATGTACGACAATTCTACTTCATATGGCATATATACAAACTGACACTCCTCATAATGTTCATCGTAACAAAACTCCGCAAAATCGGAGAACGTACATCTCGACATTAAAGTGTGTTCTAGGTAGGCGTCATGTATGAGTTGTTCAACAATTCTCCATAATTCCCATAATTCATCTGAGTATTTGACTTGCCAATCTTCAACACTGAGATGAACATCATCTTCATATTCTTCTTCATCACTTGGGATGACATCATATCCCGTAGTGGCTTCATAAACATATTGGCTCCAAACCATCGTTATTACTTATCTTCCTTTTCGGGTTTATCTTTTATCCCTGTTAATGAAATAGAAGTCGATTCTTTTACTTTAATAGTATCCTGGATAGCGTTGAGAGCCCCCTCTAACTTGGCTTCATCGCCTCCAAAAAACGTAAGGAGACCTTCGCGAATTGCATCTTTATTCATACTACCCTTGCGGATGGACTTACGAATACTGATCTTACCCTTCCTGAGGTTAATGGTATCAATACCCTGCTCAATCATATGACGCTTAACGGTCTCCTTGAGACGTTTTTCTTCTTGATTAAGGATTTTGATATCAGATTTTGCTTCGGATAACTGTTTAGAGAGCTCCACAAGTTTGGATACATTCTCGGAAAGATCGTTGGGTACTGACATTATTTACATAAAGCTAAGGTCTAATCTTTAAGCGGAATTAGCACAATGAACGCTGCATTTCGTCTGGAACGATGGTTGAGTTATTCCAAACAAATGGGTCCTTTGGGTTGGGTGGATCCGCACGGAGTTGTTGGTTCGCGTTACGGAGAGCACCACCGACGGTTTCTGGGAAACCAATTTGTTGGCGTGGTTCAAGGAAGTTTTGACCCGCGAGGATGTCTTCTGGGGCAAATTCACCAAAATCCTCGGCAGACGCAACTTCGCGTGGGAGGAGGGAAGAGGCCAAACCGGTACCCTTTTCCATACCACACCCGTTTTGCACTGGAGCCATGCCTGGTCCAGCAGCTGGCGCCATTGGGAGCATGTTGTATTCGCGTTCGCGAATGGAATAAGCAGACTTCTTGTTCATAGTGAAGAGCAAGTAGACCAACACGGCAACAGCAGCTATCATCATGAGGTTTTGAGTACGACCCTTCTTCATCATCTTTTATATATGATCAACAATTTTTTTATTCCTCAACCTCATCGACAAAGGCATACTCTTCTGGATAAATATCCAAAATTGGGTCTGGGTGAACTCTGACCTGGACAACATTCCACGAAGCTCCAAAGGTTTTCTTGGCGAACCAAATTCCAGAAAATTCCAAAATTACATCGCATGATTTACCCGGCTGAACACTTTCAAGATCGATTTGCTCCTGTTGTGCGTTGAATGCCCTGGTAACTTCAATACATTCACCTGTAAGTTGTCCATCGGAGACACTTGGTGTATAGGCACCTTCGATCACCTTTTCAGATAATTCCTTTCCAAACCACACCTCACAGTTTTCGCGAGCAGCTTCAAGGTTGAGAGTATCAATGTCAGCAATCTTCTTAATGTTGTTCTCACTCACAAGATCGAAAACAACTTCGCCTGAGACATCAGCAACCTTTACCTTGTTCAACTGAACAAGACACTTTCGCTTTGTATCATTGAGAGCCTTTACGAAGTAAAGTCCATCATCACCTTTAGCTGGAGCGTTGTACAACATATTATATATGCATTGCGTCTCAATTCTTTAAACCAACAAAGGGTATTTGGGAAGCCTTCTTTATAATAACTCGTGGAACCCATTTATCACGGATTGGGTTGTATCCATATAATAATCGAGATGTGTCAATACTGGCTGGAATGTTTTTACCTGTAAGTGGTCTATGTGTAAACTCATTTTTTACATATGTTCTGGATGCATTTTTCACCCATTCTTGTTTATTAAGGTTAAATCGTTGATTTCCGTAAGTTTTCGCATATCCAGGAATATTCATATTTGGTATTGACGTTTTAACACCATAAACCAATTGTTTTGAAACTCTATCCTCTCTTGGTTTTGTTGTGTATTCACCGTAACTAAATGGATTGACCTTAGCTGCGAGTCTCAAACTCACAATTGTTGGTTTTCTTGAACTCCTTTTATTTGGAGTTTTAATTTGATTATATGTATGTTCATATATCGTATTAATATCGTCTGTTGGTAAGATATTCGCGGACTTAGTTAACATTTTAGATAGTTTATACATACGCTGTCTGTCTTTCTCTTTCTTCGCTGGTCTAAGACCCAACTTCTGCATAAGATATACATCATCTAGGAGAAATCGTTTACCCGCGACATATATACGCTTATCATGCACAATTACACCTGTATCTTTGTTTTTGTAAGTTATACCCAATTTCTTTGATTCTATGACTTCCGAACCAAACTCTTTGGGTCTCATAAATGGAATATCAAGGATACCACCCAAAACTTCTTGAATAATGCGACCCTTTTCAATTGAGAAATATCGCATGTTAAGATCAAGTGCAAATAATTCAACGTCAATGAAAATATCACCTTTAGATGGTTCTCCCCCACGATGCGCTTTCTTCTTCTTAATCAGTATATATCGTCGTGTGACATATGGACCAGTTTCAGCAAAACCCATACCAACAAATCGCCCCATCTTTGTTCTTGACGCCTCAACAACACGCTCTTTAATTTTCATGTTCAAACGTTTTGCAATCTCACCCAACTTATTCCATAGCAATAATTTGATAGCTTGAAGTTTTCCAAAATACTTATCATCATATTTAATGCGAGGGATAAACTTGGTGTCTATATCACTCGTTATGAGACGATCATTCCTATTTAGGTACATATTGAATGCTTCTCCACCGGAGATAATGAGATCCCCCATGTTTTTGAGAAACTCCGAAAGTTCGCCAGCTGTGTTAAGAATAACGTCGCGAATTGAATCTGTTACAATTGCGTAAATTATAGCTTCAAATGATTTATCCTTGTGAAGTTTGTGAACTCTCTTCCTGAATGCCGCCAAGTTATTTGTTTCGTAATATTTAGCCAATACCAAATCGTTGAAGAACAAATTTCTCTTCATAAACCGATTGATGACAGCTTCTGAATAAATTTCGGTGTCCATTATTATATTGTTACATAATAATATGGTCTGTAGTATAATTGATGAATGTAGATGCTACGCATACTCTGACACACTTGAACCCAAAAAGTATCAATTTTGTGGAGCGAGGCGGGGTTTGTATATTACAAAGTGCCCAGAAGACGACTGTTGTGCAGGTGGATGCCCTGGAGAGACTCCAAACACAGAACCCCGTGAACCATTTAGAATTATAGACAGACCTAGACGAAAAAGTACATTGTATAGTCTTAGAAGAGAGTATTATATCTTTTTACTTTTGGTAATAATTTCGTTTCTGTTAATGTATCTTTCGTGACTTAAAGATTAAGATGCAATACAAGGTATAAGATGTCTTTCGAAACTATCCAATCTGAAATTGCTGCTCTCCGCGCCGATGTTAAGGCTCTCACCAAGCTTATGCGCAAGGTTAAGAATACCCAAGAAGACCCCTTGGGTGAGAAAGCCAAGGCACGCGCCGCGAACAATGGTTTCAACCGAAAGCAAGAAGTAACACCTAAGTTGCGCGAGTTTTTGGGTCTTGGTGAAGGAGAATTGATTTCTCGCTCTGAAGTCACCAAGTTCATCAATAAGTACATCACTGAACAAAATCTCAAGCACCCAGAGAACGGTCGCCAACTTGTTCTTGACGAAAAGCTCAAGGATTTGTTGCAACCACCATCTGACGTTGTTGTCACCTACTTGAACCTCCAAAAGTACCTCTCCCCACACTACGTGAAGAAGGCTTAAAAAAATAACACCTCTTAACAATATGAACTTCAACCAAAAAGATATTGAACAACTCGTCGGTACAAAGATCAAAAATCTGTCTCTATACCAACGTGCCTTCACCCATAAATCCGCCCTCAAAGAATATGAACAATTCAATGAATCTTTTGAGACCCTTGAGTTTATGGGTGATTCCGTATTAGGTTTTATCATTACCAAGTTCCTCTTTGATAGATATGAAGAGAGACAAGAAGGATTTCTCACCAAAGCTCGTACAAAACTCGTTCGCTCTGAAACCTTAGCCTCGATTGCGCTCAAAATGGGTCTCAATAACATGGTTCTCATGGATGAGAAGGGCACTCGAAATGGGTGGAATAATAATCCAAAGATCCTCGAGGATGTTTTTGAGGCTCTCGTCGGCGCCATCTACATGGATCTTGGTTTACTCCATGCGAAAGAGTTTGTTCTTAGAATCTATAACGACCCCAAATTTATTGACCTCAATGCCATCATGATTGATGATAATTTTAAGGATCACCTCATGAAGTATTGCCAAATTATGAATATTCCGCTTCCAGAATACCGCGTTATTGCGCACGAAAATGGTATTTTCTACATCGACGCATGTATTAATGGTCAATTTGGGGGGAGGGGGCAAGCCAAGAGTAAAAAGCAAGCCGAACAATTGGCTGCTCGTGCATTCTTTGAACAACTTAAAAACTACCAACGATAATACATTAATATGCATCCTAATGTCAAAGCCTTAATTTTGAGGGAATACGCAGCTCAAAAGTCTGAAGAATGGCTTGCTCTTCGTGGAAATCTCCTAACCGCCTCAGACGCAGCAACAGCCATCGGTGTGAATAAGTACGAGACCCCAGATGACCTTCTTCGAAAGAAGTGTGGTGTAGGGCCTCGTTTTTTGGGCAATGACGCAACCCGTCATGGTGAGCTTTACGAAGATGAGGCTCGTATCCTCTATGAACAGAGGCATGGTGAGGTTGTCCATGAATTGGGTCTCGTTCCGCACCCGATTCATACATGGCTCGGTGGTAGCCCTGATGGTGTGACAGAGTCTGGGAAACTTGTAGAGATTAAGTGTCCAATGTCTCGTAAAATTGAAGCATCTGTTCCCGAGCATTATATGCCTCAATTGCAGTTATGTATGCAGATTTTAGACTTAGAAGAAGCGGATTTCATTCAATATAAACCAGCTGAGACGAATTGGCCAAGACCAGAGGAGTTTGTGGTTGTAAATGTAAAGAGAGATCCCGAATGGTGGACAACAAATTTACCGATAATGAAAGAATTTTGGGACAAGGTTCTATATTACAGAGAACATCTTGATGAGTTGCCTATGCCCAAGGAAAAGAAGACACGTAAGAAGAAAGAGGTGCCCCCACCCGTATGCGAGGTTCAAGCACTTTCCGACGAGGATATGTATGTTGATGATTGAAGGTTTTTTACATATTCTTCAGCTTCTTCTCGAGTATCATAAGATCCTATATACTTATTCTTATACATAAGTTGCCATCTATTCCCTTTAAAACGTATATTTCCAACATTATGCTTAAACACTGGAAAATTTTCAGGGTCGTTTATATATCTCTGAAGTGCTTCTAAACCTTCTTCTCTGGTTTTGTAAAGTCCTAAATATTTTTTTTTATATTTAAGTTGCCATTTATTACCATGTTTACACACAGAACCATAAAATTCTTTGCAACCTTTTATCATGTTTTCTGGATTTTTCAAATACACTTCAAAAGCCGTGTGAGCTTTTTCTTCTGTTTCATATGATCCTAAATACTCATTTCTATAGTTAAGTGTGTATCTATTACCATGTTTAGATATAGAACCAACTTTCATGGGAACATCTCCGTCAACTTTTATGAAGTTGTCTGGGTCTTTTGTGTATTCTTTTAAGACTTCTATGGCATCTTTCTTTTTATGAAATGATCCATTTGAAATAGGTTTACTCATCTTATTAATCCTGACCATTGGTACAAACAAATTACCACGTTGTTGTGGGAATCCTACATACCCATCTCTATCAATTTTTGACTTAATGAAACCATCTCGCGCTCTATCCTTCGCTTCTTGGGTGATAAGATGTTTAGCGTTTCCACCGCTATTTAGATTGTATCCATCTGGTGACAAAGAATTTAACTCCTTTATCCAGTGTATTTCTCTCTCATCAAGTTGTTCGTGTGGAACATTTTCTTCTATGATTTCATATTTCATTTGATTGCCATATTTTTGTATTGCTCTACTTATTGCAGTACATCGCGAATTTGGATTTTTATGTTCTCGCAGTCTTTTTTTAAAAGAGCATATAGTCTGCCCAACATATACCTTACCCGAAGGGCTTGTGATCTTGTAGATAATGCCTTTACGACCCATACATTCTTTAATCTCATCTTCTTTAATCTGGTACTTCTCAACCGTTGCATCTTTTGGCATCTTTCCAGTCTTCTTTATTTGACGGAGAACTTCTTTACGGGCGCGCTTATAGAGAAACTCGGGATCTTGTTTCTTGTCTTCGTATGTTTTACATTTTTGGGTGTTGAGGCATCTCATACCTTTGGCTTCCCATTCACCTATCAACTTTTTATAAGTATTTCTTAGACCCTCTCGTGTTTTATTAACT